CGAACCACGTCTTTGACGTTGGGTTGCCCTTTTTAGTTGATATTTTGGAGTTTTTTTGAGACAAGACAAAAACTCGAGTTCGCGGCTTAACAGGCCTGGCTTACAATAAAGCCTTGTTGTGCGTATAACGATGCATCCCGGGACACGGGGAAACAGAAAACGCAGCCCATTTACCACATTGAGAGTAGGTAAGTTCAAACTAGCCCCCCCTATGGGTGGACATGTCGGTTCGATCCTATCTTTCTTGTGCATTTTATCCTCCCGCGCGGTTAATAGTACCATGCTCTCGTGGTGCTTAGACGAAAAGGTCCTTGGATCCGAAGTAGTCTACCCTTGTCGGGTTCGTCTTCAGGCTGCCGTTGGTAGTACCTGGTCGTTCCTGGCTTGGATCGGAAGAGAGAGCGGATGATGCGGCGACTCACAGTGGTGATCTGCGGTGCGTAGGCGTGGAGCTTAACGTATCCGGAGTGACAATCCTAGATTGGTTCCTTTGGTTCTGATCGACAGACTATACCACCCCCATACGACCCGGCCTTCCCTTGAGGAAGTGTCCGCGCCCTGGGGTCACGTACGAACGTGAGAACGGCAAATCTGAGGCTAGAAAATGTTGGACGCATGGGCGTGAACCTTAATCGGGGATCGTTCTGTTTAGCACCGTCTGTGTTCAGGCAGGGGACCTAGTGTCCCTTTTGTACCTGCTCATTCTGGGCCAACATACCGACCGTAGCTTAATTGCAGACCTCGCACGGGTAACACCCGTTGCTGTCGCGGTGGAGAAGGATGTGATGAAAGAAATCAAGGTGAAATTTGTTACCTTGCTTACTCGAGCGTTTAACAGACGCTTTGGAACACTCCTGGGGGTTCCAACCTGCACATACGGTTACTGTGCGTGGTCGGGCAGACTACGAAAACTCCGTACTGTCATCTCGGTGCCGATCTTTGCACTTTGAGTAAACAGATTAGAGTATCTGCGTCCCGGATAAGAGGCCTTAGCACGTCAAACGTGGTCTCACAATTTTAAAACGGTTGACCCATGTCCGTTAGGGGGTTTGGAATCCATAAGATCCACTTCGGTTCAGACTCGCGTCGGCACTTCTGTGTCGGTGCTTGCGAGAGCCTGGGGTATTACGAGGTACCGTGTTAAACGGTTGCTTCGTGGTGTCCTTCGAGGGATGGGGGAGCCTGCCATGCAGTTCTCCGTCGGACCTCATTCGCTGATCAGTCTCGGGATTTGTACCCCCGATTCTGAAAGGAAGCAAACAAAGCTCAGCCCTGCCTCTGACCGAGTCACACACGGGGAAAGCGTCCATTCATTGGTACTGGAAGAAAGAAAAGATAAAAAGGAGCGTCAGTTCAAGGCCCTGTACGACGAGTACGAGGACGCTGAGTATATACAAGGAGATCCTGAAGTCTGTCCCTTAAGTGGGCTCCAGCAAAAACTCCTGACGAATAAATATCTCAAGCCAATCGTGTTCACCCCCGCAGGTTCGATTAATGCGGGGCCTACTCGAGACGTGACAAATAAAAAAGATAAAAATGTAAACCGGGAAGATCTCGATCGCTTACGCGCGCACCAACTTAAGAGGGCACAAGACCCGCTTTTCACGGTGCTGACTAAAAGAGTCGCGCGAATACGAGCAAGGATCGACCAGTTGGAAAGGAAAATCAAAACTACAAAGAATGTGGGTAAGTTGCTTAATATGATGGCAGAGGTCGAACGGCTTGTTAATGCAGCTCGTTCACTTCTCGATCGGCAATTTCGCATGTTCGCCACGATCATCGGCGTTCATGTAGAACCTACTTGTATGTTTACCAAGGGTGCCTTTGATAGCGCTATGGAGGAATGCTTTGGAAGCCTCGAACGTCCTGGAACTGGACTGTTCAAGTATCCCGGCATGACAAGGCTACGCCTAGCTGATCCCCTTGGGCCTCACAAGATTTTCTCTCTTTACCTATCCAGAAAAGCATTTACTTTCGCATCTCCCACCGACCTCGAAGCAGGGCTCGACAAGTTCTTCAAACGAGTCTGTAAGCCGATCAACGAGTCGGACCGTGACCCTGAGCTCGTTCAGAGGGCCTATACGCTAATGGAGGCTGTTGCCACCTCGCTCTTCCAAGAGCAGAGGAGCAAACGGAAACCATACAACAGCGGAAAGGCCTGTTACGAAGTCCCAAAGTCGGAGGGTGGCAAGAGAGCGGGAGAATATGTGGCCGAAAATTTCGAAGGCCGAAGGAGGGTGAGGCCAGCTGCGATCTGGTCGAGTGGCAAAGTTCGGGTCATTACAGTAGACTCATGTTTCAACACGCGCTTTTCGTTCCTCAATAAGTACATGGGGGACGAGATAAGAAAGTGCGGGTGGAGCATCTTCGGGAGAACTGTAGAAGATTGGCTCGAGGCGAATCCTGAGTTCCTGCGACCAAGAAAAGAGGGTGAAAACTTCGTTAGTGGAGACTTAGAATCGGCGACGGACCTATTCGACCCGCAATTCGCGAGAATAGTGATTAAACGTCTCACGGACATCTACCCTGAAATCGAAGGGGTGGAAAATCCGTATGAGGAGATGTGTTCATTCACTTGCGATGCGAAGTTGGATATTCCAGGGACGGCCGAGGAAAAAACAGATGAAAGAACCGGTCGTAAATATTTTACCGGTTACCCCGCAACTGAGCGACAGCGACGCGGTCAGCTCATGGGTTCTGTTCTGAGTTTCCCAATCCTTTGTCTCGTGGGTCTTGTCAGTTACTTACTTGAACGTCCCGAGGGGCGTGTTGTTTTGTCGTTGTTTGAGAAATATCAGACATTAAGGGCATGTGGTGCTTCTTCCAAGGACTACTCCCAGGCCGAGCGCGCGCTTCATGAAGTTCGTGAGTACATTAGATCCATTAAAGATGTTGGAATTAACGGAGATGACATCGTCTTCCGTGGGAATAAGGAGGATAGCGAGAAATGGGAGAGAGGTGTAAGGACTGTTGGAGGTGTCGTATCCAGAGGAAAGACCCTTTGCAACCCGAATTATTTCACGGTGAACAGTGAGCTATGTTCAGACCGTGGTGTGTTAGATACAATGCGGCCGTCTCTGGCTGTTTCTCTCTCAGATGGAAAGTATAAGACTCCGGATCCTTCTTGGTTCCGTTATCTAACTTCTCCTCTGAGATCGACAGCAGCAGATGACATTTTCAAGCCCGAATTGTCACTATATCCAAACATGCCAAAATTCTTCGGGGGGCTTGGCAAGAAGCAACTCTCTGCGCATGAGTTTGACTTCAGGGGGTTCTTAACTTTGCTCGAGTCGAGGCCGAAGGCCGTTTACGACTTCAATGACGAGCACAGGATCGACAGATATGGTGCTAAAAAGAATGAGGGCATTGTCAATAATTGCTCTTTTAAGATTTTCGTGAATAAGGATTCGTTCGGTCATAACGTCATTGACCCTTGCAATGTACCGCTCCCTGCTGGAGATGAGTATCGCGAGGGTCTCGTGGATCGTGGCGCTCTTCATGAATTTCTTAAGCTTAAATACACCAAGTCTCCAACTACTATCATGTGGGATTGCCCTGGATACACCGCGCCTAACCTAGATACCGTCAATTCCATGGTTGACCGCCAGCTAGAGTTCCTTGATCTTCAGGATGCTCGTGAGTTATACTCGCTGTACAAGTTCGGTTATGAAATGGATAGACAAGGTCTGGCGTTGTACTCCGGAACGGTGGATGAGTCTCTCGAGGTTCAAGAATTTTCCTCGATGAGTCCTACCTTGGCACGCGGTCTCGAGTCCTACAAAGCTCGGAGGAAGGCAACTATGTTCATGCCTAAGCCCGAGGAGGATCCCGCTAACCCCGATGATATCCTAGCCCTCCGCAACAACTCCTGTTTCGCCACCGACAACCCCGGCATGAAAAAAGACTGCGACCAGCCACCTGATTACCTGATTGATTCGGAATCAGCCATCGCTCTACAGCTCCGCGAGCAGTGGAGAGGGATGTACTTCGACCCCTTAGAGGTCGGCGGTGGAAGCAAATTCAACGCACGGGCTGTGTTGATGGGTCGAGAGAAAAATTTAATATATGAAAATTAAAAAGAAGGATAGGACGTAAGGTCGCGACCGGCTCTGGTTGAACCCTTCGGCGGAGGAGCTCGCAAAAATACTTCAGACGGCTAAATACTTGAAAGATAGGAACGGCGAGATCTGGAGAACAGCGCTAAAGCCCGTCCGCCCTAGTTAGACACTAGGCGACTGCGACCCCAAGTCTGAAACCCTTCACTTTACCTTAGGAG